TACAAAAGCTATGCAAATATTACCCCAGATATCGTTAAATATATAAAATCTATGGGTAGCGACATAAATGTTCAACTGCCTAGTTTTGAATCCAATCAAATACCTTGGAGATACAATTTCTTCAACCCGTTAACCATTGACATGAAGAACGGAAATATTAGCATGTTTACGGGTGTTAAAAACTTTGAAATAAACTCAGGCGCTTTTCTTGATAATTTCAAAGAAAGCTCAATACCAACGCAAATACTAGACACCCTTCCGCCTTCTATAAAAGAGGCAATGAAAAGGGGCGACAGAAAAGTAGAACTTGAAAAAAATAGACTTCATATAGCTTATTACAAAAAAGACGATTGGCAAAGGTGGGCAAACCCTCTTGTTTACGCTATCTTAGATGATATAATAATGCTTGAAAAAATGAGGTTAGCAGATATGTCTGCCCTAGACGGAGCTATATCAAACATAAGACTTTGGACTTTAGGTAGCTTAGATCATAAAATTTTACCAAATAAAACTGCAATAAACAAACTTAGAAACATATTAGCTAGTAATGTTGGTGGTGGTACTATGGAATTGGTCTGGGGTCCAGAGCTTTCATACACCGAGTCAAATAGTCAAGTATATAAATTCTTAGGGTCAGAAAAGTACAACTCTGTTCTCAATAGTATATATGCTGGTCTTGGTGTACCCCCTACTCTAACAGGTATGGCTACAAATGGTGGCGGCTTTACAAATAATTTCATATCTTTAAAGACTTTAGTTGAAAGATTACAATATGGTCGCGACCAACTTACAAAATTCTGGGAAGGAGAAATAGAATACGTTAGAAAAGCAATGGGTTTTAGAAAGCCAGCCCACATTGTTTATGACCAAATGAGCCTTTCGGACGAATCAGCAGAAAAGAATCTTCTTATACAATTAGCCGACAGAGACATTATCTCTCATGAAACTGTGCTTGAAAGGTTTAAGGAAGTTCCAAGCGTAGAAAAAATGAGACTAAAAAGAGAAGACAACGACAGAGAAAGAGAAAGGCTTCCAGAAAAGGCTGGACCATTCCACGCTCCACCTAAACCACAAGAAATAGAAGAAGAGCCTAAGAATGAAAATGTTGATTCCGGTCCTGCTGGTGGAAGACCTGTACTAAAAAAGGACGAAGAGCCTAGAAAACAAAGGGTTGATACACCAAGATCTACGCCCGGAGTTGCAGATCTTATACTATGGTCTAATAAAACATATAGCTGTATTTCAGAAAACTTCAACAAGGCGTTCTTGGGCATGAAAGACAAAAAGAACATGAGGTCTCTAACAAAGGCAGAAGTTCGTGACTTAGAAAAAGTAAAGCTGGATGTTCTTTTAAATATACATCCAATGTCGTCCTTTTCAGAAGAAGATGTAAAATCTTGCTTAAAAGCTAATAAAAAAATGCCAAAACAATTTAGTCAGCTTCTAGAAAAAAATAAAATATCTACAGAATATATGAGTATGGAAGAATACAAAAGGTCAGCACTAGCCTGCTATATAGATTTTGTCTTAGCTAAAAAATAGCGTTTTTTCATAAAAAAAATATTTTTGTGTATATTTATTGTAGAGGTAAAAAATGACTATAAAAATATTCCAAAACGAAATAAATGACGGCATTAGCGAACTCGTAAAGAGTACGGCTAGTGTTGCATACTGCTCTGAGGCTACATTTCAAAAGGAAATTCCTGAAGAAATCGTGGCAAAAGCAGTGGCTGAAAACAAAGACCAAATAGACCTGTACTATCTAGAGTCAGTATTAGTGTCTTGCGGTTGGAATAAAAATGATGACGTATTTCTTGCTGAATCTACATGGGCCGCAAGAAACACGCCAGAAGATAAGCAATTCAACTTTATGCACAATGAAAATGACATCATTGGTCATATCACAGGCAGTTATGTTCTGTCGAAAGATGGCAAGGCGATTTCTGACGACTCTCCCATGCCAGAGGACTTTGATATAATAACACAAGCTGTCCTATACAATAGTTGGACAGATAGTGAAAATAAGGAAAGAATGGATAAAATTATTGCAGAAATTGAAGAAGGCAAGTGGTATGTCTCTATGGAGTGCCTCTTTGCTGGATTTGATTATGCGCTCTCAAACGAAGGTGGTCTGAAGAAAATACTCGCTAGAGACGAGGATTCTTCTTTCTTGACAAAACACCTTAGAGCATACGGCGGATCTGGCGAATATCAGGGTTATAAAATTGGTAGAGCTTTAAAAAATATAGCTTTCTCAGGTAAGGGTCTTGTGTCTAAACCTGCTAACCCACGTAGTGTAATATTAAAAAGTGTAGCATTCAATTTAGATGACAATTATAATTTCAACATAGGAGAATTCAATATGTCAGATAATTTACTTGAGAAGCAATTAGCGGAAGTTCGTGAAGAACTTGTTTCTGCTAAAGCTGAAAATGAAGCTATCAAAGCTAAAATTGAAGAAGCAAAAGATAAAGAGTTTGCTTCCAAGGTAGAAGCTTTTGAAGCTACCGTAGACGAGAAAGATGCAAGTATTGCTGAACTTGAAGAAAGTGTCAAAAGCACACAAGCTAGAGTTGCTGAACTTCAAGACGCTCTTGCAAAATCTCAAGAAGATCTTACTGTTGCCATGAAAGAAATGGACGACATGAAGAAAAAAGAAAAGATGGAAAAAAGAAAGGCTTCACTTGCTGAAGCTGGCCTTGACGAAGAAGAAGTCGAAGAATCTCTTGCTAATTTCGATGCTCTTGCAGACGAAGCTTTTGAAGCTGTTGTCGCTTTAATGAAAAAGAAAGTCGCAATCAAGAAGAAAGACGATGAAGCTGAAGCAGCAATGCCTCCAGCGCTTAAAGAAGCTCTTGAAAAGAAGAAAAAAGAAGGCAAAGACAAAGAAGCGGAAGCAAAACCTAAAAAGCCTATGGCTGAAGAGTCCGAGGCTGAGATCACAGCAGAAGCATTTGAAGAAGTAGAAACTTCAGAGGCTACTCTGGTAGAAGAAACTGTTGAAGATGAGTTGGAGTCAACTCGCGCAGGCATTTCTGATTGGCTTTCAAATAACGTATTCTCACAAAAGTAATTATTAACAGGAGATAAAATTATGGCTCTCAAAGCAGATAGATATGAAGAATCAACTGACATCAGTTTCTTCTATAACGAAGGCACTGCTACTCGCGGTGGTGTTGTTGTATTAGATGCTGTTTTAGCATCTGGCGCAGCAATGGATCAAGGCGACAATAAAGTTAAGTATGCTCAAGCAGCAGGAACAGACGTTCCCGTTGGAATCCTTCTTAACGACGTTGTTAACAAAGATTTGACAAGAACTCACCTTAATCAGTATAAGGACGAAGTTCAAAAAGGTGGCAAAGTTACTGTCATGACTCGCGGCTGGGTTGTTACAAGTAATGTAACTGGCACTCCATCGGCTGGAGATGTGGCTTACGCAGATGATGCTACCGCTGGCAATATCGTCAACGAAGCTCCTGCCGCTGCTGCTTCTGGTAATTTAGCAATTGGTCGTTTCATGTCTGCTAAAGACGAAGACGGTTATGCTAAAGTTTATGTCAATCTTCCTAACTTTGGCTACGCTAACTAATTAAAATAACAGGAGAAAATACAATGTCATATAAAGAAAGACCAAGTGAAGAATTCCTTACATTGCTTCGCCGTTCAGGTGACAATGATCAACACGTAGCCTACGCTGCACAAAAAGAATTTGCTAAAGCATTAGAGCTTCCTCTACGCAAAGGCGTTTTGGTTGGCAATATCCTCGGTAACATCTTTGAGACTATCCAAGTCGAGCCGGGCGGAAGCACTGAGTATCCATTGGATCTCATTAGTCCGGGACTTGAAGGTGAGCATGTTGCTTTCACCAATCCGGGTCATGGTCGTGTTCCTGAAAGATCGGTCGAAGGCGACTACGTAATGATCCCAACCTACAGCATTACGTCAAGTATTGATTACTTGCTTCGTTTTGCTCGCGAGGCTCGTTGGGATATTGTTGGTCGCGCTATGCAAGTTTTGGAAGCTGGATTCGTCAAGAAGATGAATGACGATGGATGGCACACCCTCCTTGCTGCTGGTGTTGATCGTAACATCTTGGTTTACGATGGTGACGCAACTGCTGGTATGTTCTCAAAGAGACTTGTCAGCTTGCTT